TGAAAATAACGTTGCACTTGTAGACTACCCTTCAAATTGTTTAAGGGCGGTAGATGAGATTATTGCACGCGCTTCCACCAATAGCGTGTTCGCCAATGGTGAAAGGTCAAATCGACCCTCCCCTCAGACAGAACCGGCCAAAAGCCATGGTTCATCTGAGGAAGACTCTGTTGTTTTTAAATTCAACGGAGTTTTTGATGATAGTTGGAAACTTCTCTTACGAGGTATATCCACATCATCTGTCGATTTTCTGCGTACTTGTATTCGTATAAGTACTAAGGAAATTGTTGTTACACATCCGAGATTTTTGGATGCCATATATTTGTTGAGGTCTGAGTTAGAGGTCCTTTTTGACCACTTCCCCAAACTCCCTCCAACTTTGGCAATCTCAGATTGTGTTGGTTTTCTGGAATCTTGTCTGGCTTGGCCAGTCGAGAAGTTCATCTCCTTTACTAAGTATCACACTGCTTGCCCAATGGCTCTTTTCTTGCGAAATGAGCCTCCTTCCAACCCTTCCTTTGAATTCTTTCCTCGACCTCTTTCCTGTCTAATTTGGCGGGGAAAGGTCAAACAAATTCTTCGAAGTCGTTTGGCCTCTGTTACGATAAAGAATCTCCATTTATGGAATTCTTACCTTCAAGGTATCAAACGTGGTTGTAAGCAAGTAGATGAGTCCTTTGTTCTCCAATCACTCAAGGATCATATTGACGTTTTGTCCTCTGATCCTCCGCCTGTGACGCTCGCTTGGCATCGACTACCCTCACTACTTTCAAAAATCTTCCCTGCGAAATTAAGTTATCGTAAGGAAACGTTCTTGAATCTGTCTAGACGTCTTCGTCTAGCCTCTACTCTTGTTTCATCGAGTAGAGTAGTTGAGTTGAGTAGTATTCGATCTCTAGATCGTTCACTTCCGGAGCCGTCCCGTTCGGCAGCGTATGAGTTAAATCGGAGTTTGGGAGGTGCACGACAGCACATTAAAAAGGAGTTACAACTAGATCAAGGACTCCCTATTGAGTCCTCAATTGGTCTTTTATTTGATAAGAAAACTGATAAGAAGAGTCGGTTAACCACCTTCAAGCCTGTTTTCAAATCAGATTTTTCCTTAGGGCATGGTCTCCATTCTATTAAAGAGACTAGTCCTGGTGTTGTTGAGAATGTCTATTCCTCAACACCCCGTGTGCGTCGTGTGGATTTGGAGCGTATTATGGTTGGTGGATTTGACGGTGTTTTACCTGATTACCCTTCCTGGGCTCAGGAGATAGGCCATGCAGCTGTTTCTGCTGTCTTGGAACCTCTCAAAGTTAGACTCATTACTAAAAGTGAGTCTTTCGAGACCTATCTTACCAGATTCCTTCAAAAGGATCTCTGGTCACTTGTTTCTTCCCTCCCACAATTCGTCTTGACTTCTCGGCCACTTTCGCAGGTCGATTTCTATGATATGCTTGATTGTGAAAAGAATGCTTTTCTGCCGGATGGTAAGTCTCTATACGGTCGCTTCAAAGAGGATAATGATGGTAAAGAACCTCAATGGGTCAGTGGTGATTATAAATCAGCTACTGACCTTTTGAATCTTAACCTCACAAAATTTATCTTTGAGACATACTTAGAACACCTTAATCTTTCTCCCTTGGAAAGGTCGAATGCTCGTAGAAATTTATACGAACAGATGATTCTTTATCCTAAGAGATATTCTGGTGATCTCTACTCCTATTTGTTGGAGAAGTATGATCCTAGTGACCCTATGGTCTCTGAGCTCGATGAGTCTAAGGTCTTTATTCGTCAGAAGACCGGACAACTCATGGGTTCCATCTTGTCCTTTCCCATTTTATGCCTGGCTAACCTTTTGTGTTATTGGAACGCTTTGTGTGTCTATCTTAATGACTACACAGTTCCTCTTTCACTTTTACCAGTCCGTATTAATGGTGATGACATTCTTTTTAGGTGTTGTCCATCTTTCTATTCCATTTGGAAAGGTGAACATGGTATTGGTCTTGCGAACTTCAAATTGTCTATTGGTAAAAACTATATTCATGATAGTGTTTTTACCATCAATTCAGAGTGTTGGGTTTTCTCACTTTTAAATGGGAAACCGAACTTCCGCCCTATTACCTATACCAACGTTGGCTTATTGATGGGTCAATCCAAAATTGCTGATAGGATTGACACTGATCACATTAAAGATCAAAAGAAAAATGGCCCGAAACAACTAGTTGCCAAGGGCCGTCCTTCTGATACTGGTTCTAAACCAATATCTGATCAATATAATCTTGTGATTCATACATCAATGGACCCCTTACGGTCTCATAAACGTTACCTACACTATCATATGGCAGAGATTAAGAGTATTACTGGCTCGACGAAGTTTGGAAAATCTTTTTTCAATCTTTTCCTGTCGCCATGGTTTCAAGGATTGGGTTTCAAGCCACCTATTGGTCTTGATGTCTACAAAACTATAACCATGACACAGCGTCGACTAGCTTCTGTCCTTCTCTCTAGGCTTCAGGGTTATGTCTCCCAGCCTCATATCATAAATCGTCGTCAGATAAGCGACATATTCCAGAAATTATCATTTGTTGATTCGTCTAAATCAAGTGTGAAGTATCCTTCTTTCTCTCCTAATGGTATAACTCTGCGGCTTTTAAATACTGCTACAGATGTTCTAGAACCGGGTTGGGAACCTTTTGCAGATCAAACGGAGACTCCTCTCCTTTTTGATGTTAATCTCGGATCGGAGACAACTGACTATTTATTAGCTCAGCTCTCAATCAAACAAGCGAGAGGTCTCGCCAAGATTAATGTTCCAATTGTCTTTGACAATTCCCGTCTAGTGAATTATTCACCAAAATTGTTCTACCAAAGCGAAGGCATTCGAACGCGAGACTCAGCTGTCGTCGCTGCAAATGACCGCCGACGAAAACAGCCTGCTGGGGTCCTGCGA